TATTAGCTTATTCCATTTAATATCGTCATCTTTTAACATATTATCAATTAAATCATAATCTCTTTCATAATAATGTGCGCTGCCAATATGTATTAACATAGTATTATAATTTACATTTAGTGCTCTTGCTACAAATTGTCCAACGATATCCCACCACGGAATATCAAATGTTAAACCTTTAACAGCATCTGAAGAACGAATATGAACTAAGTTATATAATAACCCTTCTCTTACTAAGAAGTGTTGATTTTGAGTGCACGTAAAATCTTTAACATCCTCGGCATAAATATTTGGAAGTGTATATTGAATTATAGCTTGCCTACTGTATATATCTTTTCTTAATGTTTTAATAACATATATAAATGGACTATTATCTTGAGAACGGGTTAAACCATATTTAAAAAGTTGTATTTCGGTTACGGGTTTCCAGAAAACATGATAACCATAATTAGAATTGACTTTATTTGCTAATATCTTGAAATCATAAGATATATCATCTTCAGTATTATATGGATTTCGTAGTTTATCCCACATTTTCCCAAAACGAATAATATAATCTGGACTCATATATCCAGACATATACCACACGAATTCAGCCCTTAAATATTTGCCTTCAGGTGTACTATTGTTTAAAGTATTTCGAAATTTAGAATTAATTATAGTTTCATGATCAGTTACTTTTAAATCTTTGAATAAAAGTTCTTTTACTTCTTGTCCTCTAGGCTTAGATATTAAACCATTATGTTTAATATCATCAATTAAGCTTTTGTAAGTATTCATTAAACATCACTCCTCATCAATCATCCTATTTATTAACTTCATCGATCATTTCTTTTAGTGTTATAACGCAACTTAGAAATACAAGGTCCCTATCAACGACGATCCTAGATTTATAAGCATGATCGGCAATGATAATGATAGAATCTGGTATGTCATAATTTTCAATGAAATAATTTTTTAAAGATGTATATACGTTTTCATCTAAAATCATTTTATTTGTCAATTTAGCAACTTCTTTAACATTAGAAGCTTTTCTAAATATTTGATCGAACAACCTATAATAAGATTCTAGAACCGTATCTTTTAGCACAGATATATCTAATTTTTTATATATTGTATATAACTTCTGAGACTCATTAATAATCTTCCGTAAATCAGATCCGAATTTTTTAACTACACCTAGTATATAGTCTTCTGTATAATTAATTTCCTCATTGTCTAAAATCTCGACTAGTCGTTTAGCAGCATCGATTGGTTCGATATGAGTTTCAAACTCAGCACATCTACTACGAATAGCATCGTTAATCCGATTAATAGAATTGCAAGTGAGTATAAACCTACAATACTTGCTAGAAGTTTCCATTAATTCTCTTAGTGAATCTTGAGCAGTATAATTTAATCCATCAGCTTCATTCAGAACAACGATTTTCAAAGTATTTCCCCAGGCGGCTGATGTTGCAAAAGCTAGTACTTTATCTCGAATAGTGTCTATACCACGTTCTTCCGAAGCATTGATGACTAGCTTAGAACATCTGATGTTGTTTAAAATGACATTAACTATCGAATTCTTACCAGTCCCAGGTCGACCATGCAACAACATATTTGGTATGTCTTGTTTATATATCACTTCAACTAAAAAGTTCTTAACTTCTTGATCAGCTGCTAACTCATCGACCGTAGTAGGTCGGTATTTCTCAGTCCACAATGAGTGAACTTTCTCGACTAAGTCAGCAGCACCGGTGTTTATACTCCTATCAGCCAACTTTATACCCTCCATTCTTCTCACCGATTACTAGTAATTATATATATAATTATATATATTAATATTACTTAGATATTTAAATACTATAATTAAAAATCTAGGTTTTTAGAAGCTTTAGTATCTAGAATCTAGAAACTAGAAACTAGAATCTAGAAACTAGCTTCTAGAATCTAGAAACTATATCTAATAAATTAAGTTTCTAGAAACTTTAGTTATACAACTCAGAAACAGGTACCTGTTTCTGAGTTGTCTGAGAAACTACTCTAGCTAGCTAGAGTAGTTTCTCAGATTAATCTTAGAATCTTTTAAATTTAGAAGCTTCTACTTTGTCTAGTAAGAGAAGCTTTAATCTCTATAACTAATATTTAACTTACCGTTGCTAAAAAAATATTCAATCAAATTTTTAGTTCTCAAGAACTAATTTTTTATTGTGATAAATGATTCTCTAGAACTATATTTGCTAAGTAATTTTTTCTAAAATTTCAACTCCTTTTTTAAAAAGTAGCAAGTTAATAATTGTCTAGTAAGAGAGGTTGCATTCGCTTAATACTTTTAAGTAATCTTAATCTCTATAACTAATATTTAACTTATCGGTATCGCAGAAATCGATGTAGTGAATTTATAAATTCGATTCATGAATTGATTTTATAAAACTAACTAAATTTTTGAATTTAAAACATATGCTAAAATTTTGAATATCGGTAAGTTAATAATTGTCTAGTAAGAGAAATTCGAACTTCAGAAGTTGTATAAGTCATAGTTAATATGATCTATAGATTTAACATTAACGTTAAAATTATAACTTTGATTTAGATAATTATAACATATTGCTAGTAAAATAGTTCTCAAGAACTAATAATGCTGCAGTACTCGAGTATTACCGCTTGGGTACTATAGATGTTGTATTATACACTATAAGATGTATATTATTAAGCATGCTCCCTCGATATATTATATACATTACGATTAATCATCACATTACTATTTACATTTAAATGCTATTATGATATAATACACCTATAATGTGTTATTAAGATAAGGGGGCATGTATATTGAATACTACCATGGTATTACCGAAGCGTAAAAAAAGAGTGAAGTCCAATTACTTTTCTGAGAAGGAAATGATTAACTTAGTTAGGGAGTATCAGTTATATCGTGATGATGAGTCATTTTCTAAGATAGCTCCAAGTATTTTAGAACTCATCAATGGTATGATAAATAAGCAATTCAGCTATAACCATCATATCTTGAATAATAGAAATGATGCTATAGCTGAATGTTTTATCGCAATTATAAATTCGCTACAACGTTATGATCCGAATAGAGGTCGTCTGTTCGCTTATTTAAATAGGATAACAAAGAACACTCTGATGAAATACTATGTACGATCAAGAAAAATAAAAGATAAAGAGAAAAGTTATACTGATATTATTAGTGGTATTAACGAGGATAATATCGATGATGATAATGTTATAATGTCTTCTGGAATAAAGTCTGTTAATACATATGTCGATGATTCATATGATTTAGACTATAATTTAAGGATATATCCTCAATGCAAAAATGTTAGACTTAAAGTAGATGATACTGTTAATATAATTCATAAATATTTGTATGATCTTAAAGATGTTATTTTCTATTTTGTTGACAATGATAGTGCGGTAAATAAGTTAGTTGAGGATATCAAAGCTTCACCAGATGTGGATTTCGAATTCAATTACAACAAAGTTCTAATATCTGATGAAATGTTTTATAGCGTGTTGATCAATAATTTATATGAATTCATAAATAATATTATATTGTATACAGAAAAAAAGTATGAAAATTATATATATAAAAGTGAAAATGATATTATTTATGATGGACAATGGTCTAATCGAGCTATAGGATATATTCGCCGAATAGTTAAATCTAAATTAAAAAAGGACAATTTAGCTCGTTATTATAATATCGATGATCTGACTAATTTTATAAAATATTTAATTATAAAAAGATATGAATATGATGAATAAAGCTGTATTATTAAATAATAAACTAAATACTGATAAAATAAACTTATTTTTAATTAATAAAGTAGCAGAAACATACAACAACATGTTGTATATGTATACTAAAAATTTTAAAGGAAGAATACCGGTGCCTAAAACTGATATATCTAAAATTCCTAAAAAATATATTTCAATTAACGAATATATCAACTCTAAACCGATATGGCGGCAAATTCTTAAGTTCACAAGAGAAATGAATAATATAGATATATCTGACTATCTTAATGTTATGCTTAGAAATTGGAGAGACATAGCATTACGTATTAATAAACCTGATCAATTAATGCCATTAAGTAATATCATATTCTCTTTAAAAATAGCTCCACTCTATTACACATATAAAGAACGAGAAAAATTACAAGAAGAATTAAATAAACACCTCTGCTGTAAAAAATCAGATGATTTCTACAGACTTACTCCATCCCTTCAATCTAATGTCAACAGTTTATTCAAACTTAAGAAGTTAAACCCCAATATATCGTATCATGATATAGTCGACATATTTAAAGGTGAATTCGAAGATGAATTTGTTAAATGCATTAAACAATTAGACGAGTCGGAAATTACAGTTGAAAGATTAACTAGTATGTTTAAGTAGAAAAAGGTGGTGCTATGGCTAACATAAGTGGTTGGAACCCAGACACTTTTTCATTTTCTCCAGAATTTCAAAAACAAATCATAGCAGCTATGATTCAAGAACCAAAGATTTTTGAAAGATTGGGTATACTAACTGATTACCGTAGTTTTGATATTGCAGAATATGCCGAAATATTTAAAGGAATCCAAGACTTTTACGAAGAATATCGTGGCATGCCTACAAAAGAAGCGCTAAGTGACTTACTGTCTACTCGATATCATTCTGAGACACTTAACGAGACACTAGAAGAAATATATAATCATAAAAGAATATCTACTTCAACTATAGAATATATTGAAGATAACATAAGAAATTTTATTAGTTGTCAAGCTTTAAAAAGAGCTATATATGAGTCGATCGATGATTTGGGTGATCCAAAAAAACATCCAAATGTCAAAGAAAGAATAGAAAAAGCTTTGACAATAGGTGCTTCATTAGATGACTTTGGAATAGATGCATACAACGATGAAGAGATATTAAATAGATGGCAGCGTAGAAAAGACAAGCAAGAAATTCCTAGGATATCTACTGGATGGACAAAATTTGATCAAGTATTTGGTGGATTTGGTATTGGTGAAGTCTTTACTTTTACTGGACCAGCACACAGTGGAAAATCGATGTACTTGGTAAATGTAGGTGCTAATGTTTTATTGCAAAAGAAGAACGTATTACATATTACATTAGAGATGTCTCAAGAAATTACTGCACAGCGTTATGATATGAGGTTATTAGGGTTAACTAAAGACGAACTAAATTCTAAAATAGCCATTGAAAGGCTTAAAGAAGTTTTAAGTAATCATATAGGTAGATTAATAATTAAACGTTATCCATCAGATACAGTTACCGCCAATGACATCGCAACATTTATAAAAAGACTTGAAATGGTTAAGGATTTTGTTCCTGATATTATTATAATTGATTATGCTGATATTATGCGTTCTACACATCATTATAACGATAGACGTTTTGAGTTAGACGCCATTTATAATCAAGTTAGAAATCTAGGTATTGAGTTTAAAGTACCCATAGTCACAGCAACTCAGTTAAACCGTGACTCTTTAGAAAGATTAGAAGCAGGAAAAATATTGACCGAGGCTAATATCGCCGAATCATACGGGATTTCTCGGATAATAGATTGTGGAGTGACAATAAATTCCACCCAAGTTGATAGCAGTCTCCATCACACTTCTACTATTTATGTGTTTAAAAAT